TCCTTATGTTCCTCTCCAAATGGTTCGTGCCGTTGGTGAGAACTCCTTCCAGCCCAAGATTGGCTTTAAGACCCGTTATGGTCTTGTTGCCAACCCATTCGCAGAAGGAACCAATCAGGGTCTCGGTCGTCTTCAGACCAACCAGAACCGTTACTACAGACGTGTTGCGGTCAAAAATCTCATGTAAATCTCATATGAGATTATCTGGAGGACCTCAAAGAGGTCCTCTTTTTTTATAAATAAAATAGTTAAAAACTTCGGTGATATGTTTTATATTTACAAATCAACTAATAAAACTAATAATAAATTTTATATTGGTAGGTGTAAAGGTCCTATTGAAAATAGAGAATATAAACACTGGTGGTATGCTACTAATAAAAATACCAATGCACCGTTTCCAAATGCTTTACGTAAATATGGACGAAGTAATTTTATGTGGGAGATTATAGAAGAAACTAATGAGAATAATAATGGAGAAAGAGAAATATACTGGATAGATAAACTAAAACCACATTACAACGACACTTTAGGTGGAGATGGTGGAACACTTGGTCGGCAATGCCCAGAACATGTAAAGGAGGCAACAAGACAATCAAGAATAGTATCTGTTAAGGATAGAAAAACAGGAAAAATTTACGAATCAATGAAAGATGCCAGAAAAGATACTGGAGTGTTGGAAAGTAGTATAAGTAGGTCAATAAAATATAATGGACCTGGTAGTAGATGGGAAAAGTTTATCTAAATAATTAGAAAAAATGGCAACGAATTCTTTTAAGAATCAAATACAGAATAGAAATTTCTTAACTCCCGTTGGATTTAAGTTTATATTAAATAGAGCACCAAAAACAACATTCTTTAGTAACTCAGCTAATATTCCAGGAATAACTTTGGGAATTGCAAATCAAGCAAACTACTTAAGAGATATTCCTCAACCTGGCGATAAGATGGAGTTTGATGATTTTACTTTGAGATTTTTGGTTGATGAAAATTTAGAAAACTATAATGAGATTTCAAACTGGATACGTGGTCTTGGATTTCCAGAGTCTCTTGCTCAAATATACGAACTGCAACAATCAAATCCAAATTTAGACCAACCAAGAAAAGGTCAATTGAATATGTATTCTGATGCAACTCTGAATGTTTTATCAAGCAATCAGAATGCAAACTTTAAAATAAAATTTAAAGATATGTTTCCATATAGTTTGACAACACTACAATTTGATGCTACAGATACTGATATCGATTACTTTACAGCAGAGGTATCTTTCAAGTATACTATGTTTAATATAACTGATTTGAACGGCAATCCCTTATGAGTATTGATCTTGATAAAATTCAAGGAATGTGGGAAAAAGATTCAAAAATAGACATGGACAATCTCCATACAGAATCTACAAATATCCCCGTTCTTCATGCAAAATATTTTGATTTATATAATACCATCTTTCTTTTAAGAAAAAAAGCAGAGCAGCAGAAAAGAAATATCAGACATGAAAGGTATGAATACTATTCTGGAAAATCAGATCCTGAAGTTTACATTGACAATCCTTTCCCCAAAAAGATTCGTGATAAAGATACAATGCAAAAATATCTTGATGCTGATGAGAAACTATCCACAGTTTGTTTAAAAATTGATTATTACGATACAATGTTGGTTTATATTGAAAGCATTCTTAAAATGGTTCAGAACAGAACATACCAAATTAAGAATGCTATTGAATTTATGAGATTTAACTCTGGACTGGGGTAGATAAATATTTCCAGATAGAACTTTAATATGAATACAACTGATCTTGTCATAAAGAAAGCAAATGAAGTATTTCTAAAAATAGAAACTCAACCACATATTGAATATGAATTGAGAGATAGATTTACCTTTCAAGTAGAAGGGGCTAAATTCATGCCCCAATATAGAAATAAAAATTGGAATGGAGAAATTCATCTATATGATATGAGGTCAAAGCAAATCTATGTTGGTTTGCTAGATAAGATTATACAGTTCTGTAAGAACTACGGATACACTTATAAGTTTGAAGATAATAAATTCTACGGAACTCCATACGAAGAGAATGGGCACATCTCCTATGAGGGTGTCAAGGATTACATGCATTCCATTTGTGCCCATACTCCCAGGAAGTATCAAATTGAGGGAGTATATGATGCCCTAAAGCATAATAGAAAACTATTGATAAGCCCCACTGCGAGCGGCAAATCACTGATGATTTATTCTCTCGTAAGATATTATGTGGATAGAGGCGAAAAAATTCTTTTAGTTGTTCCGACGACATCTCTTGTAGAGCAGATGTACAAGGATTTCCTTGATTATGGTTGGGATGCTGATTCATATTGCCACCGTATCTATTCTGGTAGAGAAAAAACAAATGAATATCCAGTAACAATTACAACTTGGCAATCTGTTTACAAACTAGAGCGTTCATTCTTTGAAGACTATGGATGTATTATAGGTGATGAAGCGCATTTATTCAAGAGCAAATCTCTGATTGATATTATGACAAAACTTCATCATGCCAAGTATCGTTTTGGTTTTACTGGAACTTTAGACGGAACTCAAACTCACAAGTGGGTTCTAGAAGGATTGTTTGGTCCATCATACAAAGTAACAAGAACTGATGAATTGATGAAGCAAGGTCATCTTTCCCAATTGGATATCCAGTGTCTTGTTCTAAAACATGACCCACAAAAATTTGAAACTTATGAGGATGAGATACAGTATTTAATATCTCATGAACAGAGGAATAAATTTATCACTAATCTAACTTTAGATTTAAAAGGAAATACTCTTGTGTTATTCAGTAGAGTAGAAGCACATGGAGCAGTTTTATACGATATGATAAATACTAAAAAGCGAGGTGATAGAAAGGTATTCTTCGTTCATGGTGGTGTTGATGCTGAAGAAAGAGAATTAGTTAGAGAAATTACAGAAAAAGAAAATGATGCAATAATTGTTGCTTCTTATGGAACTTTTTCTACTGGTATCAATATTAAAAACCTCCATAATGTTATCTTTGCTTCTCCAAGTAAGTCCAGAGTCAGAAATCTTCAAAGTATTGGAAGAGTTCTTAGAAAAGGAAAAAACAAAATAAAAGCAATCTTATATGATATTTCAGATGATTGTACTACAAATTCAAAAAGAAATTATACTCTGAATCATTTTATTGAAAGAATTAAAATATACAATGAAGAAAATTTTAACTATGAAATAATTACCATCAACTTAAAAAAGAAATGAATATAGAAGATGATTTTTATGCAACAGTTAAACTGAAGAGTGGTGAAGAAATCTTTGCCAAGATAGCAGCATCCGATGAAGAAGATAGAACTCTTCTCATTGTATCTAATCCAATAATTGTGTCCGAAATTAAAGGTAGACAAGGAATTGTTGGATATAAATTAGAACCCTGGCTAAAGACAACAACTGATGATATGTTTATTATTAATTTAGATGATGTGATTACTCTATCCGAATCTTCAGATATTGAAATGATAATGCTCTATCAAGATTACATCCGTCAAAGTGGAAAGGAAAGTTTAAATCAATCTAAACTTAATCGTAGAATGGGATATATTGCCAATGTTAATGATGCTAAAGAGATATTAGAGAAGCTCTATAAAAATAGCTAAAGCTAATCTTATTAACCTCCACAAAGGTAATTGTACAAGGTTTTGGATACCTTGTCAACTATTTGTAAAGATGGTATAATCTATACATAATAATGATAAAAACTTATGATAACCACAGCAGTCATGACCAAAAGAAAGAGGTCAGAGCATTATGTAAACAACAAAGAGTTTCTTGCTGCTCTAATTAAGTATCGTGAAGATGTAGAAATAACCTTCATTCAAAAATTTGGTAGAGAACCTTTAAAGGAAGACAGAGCAAAAAGATGGGATACAAAACCTCCTATTCCCCGCTACATCGGAGAGTGTTTCCTAAAGATTGCCAATCACCTTTCATTTAAACCAAACTTTGTGAACTATATGTTCAAGGAAGATATGATTTCAGATGGTATTGAAAACTGTGTTCAATACATTCACAACTTCAATCCAGAGAAGTCACAAAATCCTTTTGCTTACTTCACTCAAATTATTCACTACGCATTCCTTCGTCGTATCCAAAGAGAGAAGCGTCAACTAGAAATCAAGAACAAAATTCTTGAGCGTTCGGGGTTTTCTGAAGTGTTTGCAGACGACAACACTATTGACGGTGGGAACTATTCCGATTATAATTCCATCAAGGACGGAGTTCATAGTAAGTTAAGGTATTGAATGAAAGTTTGTATCATAAGTGACCAGCATTTCGGTGCCAGAAAGAATTCCAAACTCTTTCACGATTATTTTCTAAAGTTCTATAACGACATATTTTTCCCTACACTCGAAGAGCAAGGGATTACTACCGTTGTAGATATGGGAGATACTTTTGATAGTCGTAAAGGAATTGATTTCTCAGCACTATCTTGGGCTAAAAATAATTGCTATGACCGTCTTCAAGAAATGGGTGTGAAGGTTCATACTATTGTAGGAAACCATACCGCATACTACAAAAATTCTAATCACATAAACGCAGTAGATTTGCTATTGCGCGAGTATGATAATGTGACCGTATATTCAGAACCAACTGAAGTAATGTTGGGTAAACTACCTGTACTTTTTATACCTTGGATTAATCAAGAAAATGAAGCAAATACTCTTAAACTTATTGAAAAGACAACTTGCCCGTGTGCGATGGGGCACCTTGAACTCCAAGGATTTAGAGTTAATAAACAAATCGTCATGGAGCACGGTTTGGAGGGCAAATTATTTGGTAAGTTCAGTAGGGTCTACTCGGGACACTATCACACTAGATCGGATAATGGGGTAGTTTATTATCTCGGAAATCCCTATGAAATGTTTTGGACCGATGTTGGAGATACCAGAGGATTTCATATTTTTGATACTGAATCAGTAACTCATGAACCAGTAAATAATCCCTTTAGATTATTTTACAACATATATTATGAGGACACTGATTATCAAACTTTTGATACTCGTGAGTATGAAAACAAGATTGTGAAGATTATCGTCCGCAAAAAATCAAATACAAAAAAGTTTGAAAAGTTTGTTGATAAGTTATACTCTTCGGGAGTTTCAGATCTTAAGATTGTAGAAAATTTTGCAATTCAAGAATCTGAAGACTTTGAAGCATTTGAATCTGAAGATACCCTTTCAATTCTGAATAGATATATTGAGGAGGCAGAAATCAATCTCGATAAATCAATCGTTCAGAAAGTGATTCGGGAGATTTATCAAGAAGCATGTGAAATAGTCTAATATGTTTATTAGAATAAACATATTAGACTATTTCACAAGCTTCTTGATAAATC